GATGGCGTCGGCTGCCTTGCCGACCTCGCCCATCTTCGCCAGCGCACCAGCGCCATCAGCGACCATGGCCACGTTGGCAGCGTCCACGAACGCAGCGCCCAGGAGGCCCTGACCGGGCTTGGTGGCGTACTGCGCCAGGGTGTTCGGGGTGTAGTGACCCGGAAGCGTGCCCCAGCGCTGTGTCAGTTCCTTGGTGTACGGGGCGAGGCCGCCGAGGGTGGCCACGTCAGCGAGGGTGTCCGAGAAGCCGTGGAGCATCCCGACGCCGACCTCACCAAGCTGGTGGAGTGCTTCACCTTCCTGGCCGGTGACAACCTTCTTGCCGACCTGGAGACCGGTGTTGATCAGGCCCGGCAGCATGTTGGCCGCCATGGCTCCGAATGAACCGAGGCCAGGGTTGAAGCTGCCGATCTGGGTGTGGGCGTCAACGAACGACCCAACCTTGGATGTGACCTGCATGAGGTCAGTCAGCGGGTTCCAGCCGAAGCCCCCGCCCTTCTGCTGCTGGGCGGCAGCGTTACCTACCGGCGCCAGCGGGGCGATGTCCACGGTGGCCTACCTAGTGCCGGGAATCAGGCTGAGTGCGTTCTTGGCGATGTTCGGGACGCTGTACCGGTAGAGCGAGTTGGCGACGCTGTTGCCGTACGGCCCGCTCACGGAGGGGTTTGGCATACCGGGCAACTCCAGCGGGGCGCCCGAGAGGCCCTGCAACTCCGCATTGAAGTCGACCCCGAGGACCCGCTGCCACTCGGTCGGAAGGCCGACGAGGATGGCAGAGAGGGCCGCCGGGTCGTCCTTGTGAGAGTTGATGTAGGCAGCAATCCGCTCGTACTTGGGCGTCTTGTGGATGTTGTCTACCTGGGTCTTGTAGAGGCCCGTGTCCTTGTACTGGCCAGTCGCCGGAGCCGTGTCAGCGGCGTCGGTCTTCTGCTGCTTGTACAGGTTGGCCTGGGCGGTGTTGTTCTGGGCGTTCGTGAGCAGCCCGTACCCGAACTGCTGCTTCGCCAGCTCCTGAGCCGACTGGTTCTGCATCCCCTGGAGGGCCATCGACTGCTGGAAGCCCATCGCCTGAGCGTCGAGGCCACCCTGCGCCTGCTGGGCAGCAAGCTGCGCCAGGGCGTTCTCGTGCTCGGCCTGCTGCTGCATGCCGGTGTTCAGGAGAGCCTGGTCGCTCAGGTCGGAGCGGTGGGCGGCCGATGCCGCCGCCATCTCGGGGGCCATCTCGCCACGGAGCATGGCACCGGTGTCGCCCTGGAGGCGGCCGCCGCCGAGCACACCGTTGTTGATCTGGCCGACACCGGCGGCGTCGTTCGCACCGGCGATCGAGCCGAGAGCGGCCTGGTTGGTCTTCTGATTCTCCTGCCAGTTGTTGTTGACCATCGGGGCGTACTGCTTGAGCGCTTCGCCCGCACGAGCCTGCGAGTTGGCGATGTCGCTGAGGGCACCGTGAAGCCCCTGGGCGATGTTGCCACGGGCGGCGTCGAGCGCACCCTGGAAGGCGCCGGTGTAGTCGGGCATCTCGTGCTGGCCGAACATATTCATGCCCTGGGCGTACGTCTGGCCAAGAGGCGAGTTGGCGAAGGCTGCCAGGCCGTTCTCGGCCGGGGGCGCAGCGGCTGCACCCTTGCCGTGTACCCGATCCATGGCCGCCCGGCCCTGCTTGTTGACTCCGAGGGTCATTAGAACATCCCGCCCATCGTGGCCATCATCTTCTGCTTGGCGATGGAGGTCAGGTTCCGGTACTTCGCCTTCTGGATGTCGTCCATGTTCCGGTTGGAGTCGACCCCTGCCCGGAAAATCTTGTTCTTGGCGCCAGAGGATCCGAAGTTCCCCATGGCTGCCGACTGATTCACCAGGTCAGGCAGGGTCCGCTGGCTGTAGTCCTGAATCGCACGTGACGTGGACTCGGCCGAGTCCTGCCGGATGGCGGACTCGGTCGAGTTCACGTTGTACTGAGGGGTCTGCTGTATGAACTGCCAGGCCAGCGGCGTGCTGGGGGCGCTCGTGCTTAGGTAGTCACCGATGGATCCCACGATCTCCAGGATACGCCACTACCACTGGAAGTCCACGATCTCGTAGTACCGGTCCTGCCTGGGCTGCATGGCGTCATGGATGAGAGCCTTGACCATCTCCTCCTGCTCCTTCTCGTACTCGGCGGCCATCGGGATGTTGCCGTCGTCACGGTAAGCCATGGCCACAGCCCCGGCCACGATGCCGTCCTGGTAGGTCTCGGGGAAGGCAGGCACGTCGCCGTCGGCCACCATGTCGATCGGGAGCATCTCGTACTCCACCGTGAAGCTGGTGCTGGTCGTGGGCAGGGGGTACACGTACAGGGAGTTGCCGAAGATCCGATAGTGCATGGGCTGGCCGGTCTCGGTCTGCTGGGGATACTCGTTGAAGACCTGCATCCGGCCCTCCATCGGAACCATCGGGAAGCCGTCGGTGCTGTTCCACACGGCGGTCACCCGGTTGACGTTGGTGGGCAGCGGCCCAGAGCGGATCCCGGAGGCGATGACGATCGTGGCCGAGTTCTCGTTCCACGGGGCGTACGGCAGGCGCATGGTCATGTCGCCGTAGGCCGAGTTGATGTAACTCTTCCAGTCGGTGTCCGACACGATGACGTTGGTCGGGTCCCGGAACCTTAGGGCGGCGTACGTGCGGAGAGCGGCGAAAGTCGTCACATCTCAAGGATACGCCACTAGCCTACATCAGCCACCTGGCGCAGGAAGTGTCCCGGCTGCCCGGCGAACCGTACGACCTCGATCATGGGAGCCTCGACCCCTGAGCCGTTGGAGGCCGCTACGACCTGGATGTCAAGCTCCTCCTTGCGGGCCAGGAAGTAGAAGGTCAGCCCGCCACGACCTGAGGAGTCGCACGCCAGAGTCTGGGTGACGCCGTTCACGGTCACGGCCACCGTCGAGGTGGCGCCGTTGAACGAGCGGGCATAGACCTGAACCGCACGGATCTCCATCTGGCGACCCATGTCATCCCGGAGCGGTGCGCTCTTCCACGTGTAGCTCTCGGCCCGGCTGTCAGTCAGGCCGTCGTTCACCGTGAAGAGGTTGATTGTCATGCCCGCCACGACGGGGTCGGACCAGAGGAACCCAGGCGTCTGCACCATCCGGTAGATCGGCGTGTTGGTCGTAGCGGAGGCCGTCACGAAGCTGGTCTTGAACCAGGCCCCGGTGTCGGTGTCGAGGATCATCCCCGCCTGGCCTGTCATCAGGAAGTGGCCCTGGAAGCACATCGGGCCGCCGATGGTGTTCGGCTTGATCTGCTTCGACATCGGGAAGACCTGGCTGCCGTCGGGCGTGGTGTACACACCATCGCCGCCCGAGAGGTAGATGATGCCGTCCGGGCCACGGACGGGCGAGCCGCCACGGATGTGGGCACCGCTCATCTGACGCACGGTGTAGCTGTTCAGGTCGCCCTCGACCAGGTAGATCGGGGCACCAGACTTGAAGACCATGAGGTCACCGGGGCTGAAGGTGGCGAGGCCCGAGATCCACTCGATACCCTCACCGATGTCCACTGGTGCCGAGTTGGAGGCCAGGTTGGTGTCGAGTCCCACATCGGTGAACCGGAGTGTTGCGCTCTGGGCGCCGCCTGTGATCAGCCTGGACTGGTAGTTGGCCACCAGCGTCTGCTGGTTCGCCTGAAGCTGGGCCAGGGTGCCGTCGCTGTACTTGACCCGCCATACACCATTGTCGCCGGATCCCGCCGCCCCGAGGGCGTACACGAAGTAGCGCTCACCTGAGGACAGCACGTAGTTGCAGCAGATGACCGGGGAGGTCGGCTCCAGCCCGGCGGCGTGCGTCTTGATCTTGGTCCAGACCACGGCAGCGTTGGTGCCGTCCATGCGGTAGACCTTCACCGTCGTTGCCGCACGGGCGTACGTGATGAGGTAGTAGTCGGTGCCGGTGCCGTTGCCCGAGCGATTCGTCAGCCGCTCGTGAGCGAAGAGTGCCTTCGGGGTCTCGTCTGCCACGCTGTCGATGCCGGTGGTGGTGAACGTGGTCGGCTTGAACCATGCACGGAGACCGCCCTCCTTGACGGGGTAGCAGTCCTGCATGGTCTGGGCACCGTTGGGCGGGATCAACTGGCTGTTGACTTCCCAATACCCGCCGGTGAAGTCACGGATCTCTGACCACTTCAGGTGGGTGTCAACCGGCATGATGCACCTGGTCGAACAGGAAGTGGAAGATGCGGCGAAGAAGGGTCACCCCTCCAGGTTACAACTGCTTGTCCGGGTTCCGGCCGGGCATGCCACGGAAGACGTTCCGGCCCTCGTGGGTGTCGTGCCAGAGCTTGCTCATGTGCTCCAGCATCTCGCCGTAGTTGTCCCGGAACTTGTCCGTGTTGGCCTTCTCGACGGTGGCATCGGCCCTCTCGATCCGCTCGATCACGTCCTCGTGACCGGCGCTCTCGGCCCGCATCCTGGCCAGGTCGAAGATGATCCGGTCGAACTCCTCCAGCCGCCAGTGACCGACGATGCGGTCGATACCGTCCTCGCAGTGGCGCCAGACCTCCCAGCGGCGGGCGACGATCTTGCCGGTGGGGCGGCCCCAGAGGACCTCCTCTACCACCCCCTGCCTCAGGTCGAGGTCGGGGTCTCCCGGCCACTGGATCCCGTCGCCGGTACGCAGCTTGCGGTCGAGATCCGCAGCGTCCGCACGGATCCATCCGAAGTCCTGGTTGGGTAGCAGCATGCTCATGCTGTCAGGGTAGCTAGATCCAGCCGACGATGGAGGCCCCGTCTACCGTGGTCGGCAGCGGCGCCTGCTCGACGCCTGCCAGCGTCTGCGCCTGGATGTCGGTGAGCGCACCAGTCGCCTTGAGCATCGTGACCATCTGGTCGATGGTCGCCTGCGTCCGGTCGAGGCGGTCGTGCGCCAACTGGATCCGGGTGGGCGGTGGGACGAAGAGGGCGTCGTCCACGAAGACACGGCTGATCAGGTTGTTGTTCGGCTTGGTGGTGTCATACCCGCCGATCCCGTACTCGTCGTTGAAAGCCATCAGGCGTACCTCACTCCGAGGATGGGGATATCGAAGCCGCTGCCCATGCCCTGTGCTGTGGATGTCCAGGTTGCCGGGAAGGCGGCACTGATACCAGTATCCTTGTAGCCCGCTGGCGACGAGGCGAACAGGTTGGTCGAGTCGGCCATCGTGTTCACCGAAATGGGCCGGTTGCCGTCGGAGTTGGACCCCACCACGATGACGTTCCCGACTGCCGAGCCGCCCTGATATGCCACAGCAATCCAGTAGATGCCTGTGGTGATCGCCTGGCTGATCGTGACAGTCTTGAAGCCACTGGTGGACCGTAGTACCTGGCCTCCGTCAACGAGGAGGGCGCCGGGGTAGCCGTTGCCGTCGTCAGAGTAGATGCCGAGCCGGAAGAACTCGCCCGCCGTCGGGTTGACCGACTGATTGCAGCCGATGCGGTCGAGGGTGCCCGCACGCAGGAGGATCGGAATGGCCTGAGCTTTGTTGAGGGTGGTGGTGCCGACCTGCGCCCCGGTGGCTACCACCATCGAGGGGGTGAACCAGGTGCCCGACTTGTTGCCGGTGGCGTTACCGAGAGCGCCACCAGCAGCAGCAGCAACGAAGCTGGCTGTCCCGGCGCTGTACGTCAGTACCGTGCCGTCAGCAGGCTGGGCGACCCCATCCACAATGAACTGGCTTGCGTCGAACTTCTGCGGACGGGTCATATCCCCAAGGATACGTCAGGAGGGGCGGCCTGCACTGGCAGACCGCCCCTCGGTTGGCTGGGAACTTGCTCGGTGCTAGAAGGTCGGCACCGACATGCTGATGCGGGCGTGCGAGTTGCGGTTCGGAGTCACCAGGTTCTGGTAGCTCTTGAACCTCGCCTCGATGGCGTCGGAGCCGTCGAGCGCCTTGTAGAGCACCTTGCCGTCGTCCTCGTCCCAGGTGAAGTCGAGGCCGACGAAGCGGACCAACTGCTTGGGGTTGATGGCGAAGGCGTCACCCACGGGGCAGAAGCGGTCGGCCACGAGCGTGCCACGTGCGACCTGAAGGCCGACCCAGCCAGCCTTGAGGGTGACCTCACGGCCGTCGTAGCGCTTCTGCGCCTGGAGCAGCGATGCGAGCTTGCGCCGCTGCGAGTGCTCTGCGATGTACAGCGAAGGCGTGCCGCCGTCACCGTCGGTCTCGACACCTTCCGTCGCCTGGTCCAGGAGGACCTCGGAGATCGGCGTGGTCGAGGAGCCAACTGCGATCGAGGCCCAGGTCGGAACCGTGGCCGGGTCGATGTTGGCGATGGCGCCCGTGCTGGAGACCCAGGCACGAAGGCCGTGCATCTCAGCGTTGAACGAACCCGAGCGAACGATGAAGTCGTTCGTGGTCGTACCGGCAATCGCACCGGCGAAGGTGACCGACGGGGTGGCCGGGGTCTTGGCCGAGATCGTGCTGGAGCCACGGACAGCGCCCGTGGTGCCGTTGATCACGTCGACCGGCTCGTTGATGAAGAAGTACCGCATCTCCGACGTGGTGAAGGTTCCACCTGAGGGCGACTGGAGCGTCGGCACGGTGGTCGTGCCACCGGACACCTTGGCGATGATGCCGGTGGAGACCACCGAGTTCACCGTGACGATGTCACCGAACGCCTGGCGGGCGCAGTCGTTCTTCAGGTCCTTCTCGGCGCCGTCGATCTCCGCCTCCAGCGCACGGAGGAACGAACCCGTGTCGTTGCGGGTCAACTGCTTGGCAGGCCCCGACACCTTGATGGTGTGGTAGAGGAACGCAAGGTTCTCCTTGGCCTGGCTGTACCGCTGACGGTCTGCCGTCGGCAGGGTCGCCAACTCCGAACGAGCGCCGGTCGAACCCGAACGGCTGGTGTGGACCGACCAGACGGCCTGGCGACCGACGATGTCTTCGTCGTTCCGGCTCGCCTCCGTCCACACGGGATTGGAGTTGTTGATGGACTCCCGAAGGCCGGGGCCGTAGTCGTCCTTGAGGGCTGCGTCGAAGTTGGTCACGGACTGAGGCATGACTCAAGTATGCCAGAACGCAAAACGACCCCCCTGAAACAGGGGGGCCGCTTCCTCGGAGGAGGGGTGCGCTAGGCGCCTGCGACGGTCACCGGGTCGGTCTCGTCCCAATCGAAGGCGATGATCTCGCACGGACGGGTCGAGGCGTCACCCGTGAACTCTGCGAGCAGCGCCGGGGCCGCACCGTTGGATACGAACGCACCGAGCTTCTGCGTGGCCGGGTTGAACTGCCACACGATACCGGTGGCCGCACCACCGGTCTGCTGGACAAGTGCGAACTTGATGGAGCGGAAACCGGCCGGGAGCGGGATGGCAAAGCCACCCGCCGGAACGGCGGTCGGGGGCGTGGAGACCACGATGTGTGCTACCCGGAGGTTGTTCGGGAGCAGGATCTTGGTCGAAGTCGTGGTGCCGGTGGTCGTCATGCCTCCAGCTTACATCAGCCGAGTTCGTCAGTTGCCCGAAGGCGGGCACGCACCCTTTCCTTCGCCGTGTCGAGCGCTGCGCCGCCCAGCTTCTGGTAGTCGACCTGCTCGCCACCACCGTCGCCGCCCGACGTACCACCTGAGCCGCCGCCGACCGGCGTGGGCTGGCCCTTGGCCGCCGCCTGCTTGCGCTTCAGGTAGTTCTGCGCCTCGGCCTCGACCCATGCGTCGTACTCGGCCTTGCCACGCTCCAGCGCAGCGATAGCGACCCGAGGGTCGTAGCTGTCCTGAGTGGGGAGCACGTGCTTCTCACCGAAGGTGGCGATCTGGCGCCGGGTCTGCTCGTCCTTCACGTCCTGGCTGTCGAACCACTGGTTCATGGCGCCGAAGACCTGCACCTGGCGGGCCTGGTGCTCCTTCTGCGTGAGGGCCTGCTGGAACTGCTCCTGCTCGCCACGCACCTCAGCCAGCATCGCCTGCACCTCGGCGGCCGTCATCAGACGGTCGGGGTCTTCCGGCTCGGCAGGGGCCGCCGGAGCAGCCGGTGCTACCGGAGCCGGGGCCTCTTCATCGAACAGGCGGTTGAGTTCCTTGAGGCCGAAGCCAAGGGACTGTCCCGTAGCGATGAAGGCGTCGATGACACCCTCTTCGGTCTGGAGCGCCTTGTACTGCTCCACGGCCGCCGGGAGTGCGTCGATCGGCACGTCCCAGCCCTGAACCTGAGAAGCGAAGTCCTCAGGGAGCGTGAACGGTTCCGGCTCGGGGGCCTCTTCGGCGGGGGTCTCGATGATCTCTTCGTCCATGCGTCCAGGGTAGAGACCTCAGGACGTGGATGTTGTGCCGCCCTACTTCTTGCCCGCCTTGGACATGGCGTTCATCTTCTTCTTGCCGTACTTCTCCCGGCCGATGTAGGCCGCCAGAGCGCCTGGGTTCTTGACGCCCTTCTCAGCAGCAAGCTGGCCCTTGAGCTTGGCGAAGCGGCCACCGCCGCCCAGCTTCATGCTCTTGTCGGCCATGGCTACGAGCGGTCCCAGGAGAGCAGCGCCGACGCAGCGGTGAAGGAGACCGCCGCCAGGGTGGCGAAGTCGGCGTTCACGGTCGCCGGGGTGCCCGAGAGCTTGATGTGGACGGTCACGTTGATCGTGCCGTCGACCGGGGCGTTGGGTTCCGTGGCGGGCGACTGAGCGCCATTCTCTGCAAAACGTGTGGGGGTTGCCATGTACCCATGATGCCAGACGCAAGTCGACCCCCCTTCTCAGGAGGGTCTCGTCGCTCTCGGGGTAGCAGCTTTGCCTCACTGCACCATGGCAGGCCTACCGTGGCCCCCTCGATCTATGCGCCCATGCTGGCTGCCTGCTGGTCAGCAGACACGCCGGGCACTGCTCCAGGCTGGCCGACATCACCGACGCCAGCGTTCTGGTTGATCGCTGTCTCCTGGTCGGCCATCGTCTGGCCACCAGGCTCGGCCTCACCAGGCTGCTGCGGCATCGCAGTGGGCGAGCCGGGGGCGCCGCCGGGCTGACCCGGAAGCTGAGGCAGGCCCATCTGCTGCGCCACCATCATCTGCTGGTGCATGTCCACGTGGGCGTCGATGAAGGCAACGGCCTGTGTGGCCGGTCCCTGCTGCTGCTGTTCACCCTCCATGAGAGCAGCGATGTACAGCTTCTCGTACTCCTGCCCCTTGCGGAAGTCGTTGTGCTCCTGGATGTGGATCTCGTGACTGTCCCACTCGTGGACCTGCACGCCCATCCAGTCGCCCTGCGCCATCTTGGCATTCTCACGCTCGGCCTGCTTGTTGTCGATGCTCATGGCAGCGAGGAGCGGGCTGATGCCGGGCATGTCCAACTGCTTGAGGAAGTCCCTCGGGTTGGTGAACATGCCGGGGATCTGGAGCAACTGCATCAGGATGTTGAGGCGGGCAGCCTTGCTCTTCGGCAGCCCGGACTCCATGCTGACGTGAACGTCCATCGTCTGGCCCAGGTCGGCGCCGAGGAAGTCCTGGACTTCCAGGTCACCCTCCTGCGACCAGGTGCGGACGATGCGAGGCTCCTGCCAGAACTGCTTGACCAACATGAGCCACTGCCAGCCGGTCTGGCTGATGCCCCTGGCCATGAGCTTGCGGCTGATGGCGAGCTTGGTGTCGTCGGCCTCCTGGAGCGCCATCACGGACGCAGCAGGCATCGAGGCCGGAGCCGTGCCCGAGGACACGTCGGCCTGGCCAGCACGCTCGCCCATCTCGTCGGCCGCACGGTTCATCACGGTCTCGTGCTGTGCCATCCAGCGGGCGTCGGGCATGAGGTAGGACGGTGGGTTGCCGTTCTGGTTGTACGGGATCATCTCGACCCGGCTGGACACACGCTGCTGGTCGATGGCCCCAACGGGGAAGAGCAGCTTCGGCGTGAGCACACGACGGATGCTGGCCTCACGGCTGCGTGCGTCGTTGTAGTCGGCCTGGATCTGGATGAGGTCCGTGACCCAGGTGCGACCCTCACGCATGCCCATGCCGGGCAGAAGGTCGAACTGGATGAACGGGAGCTTCCCGTGGTCGTACGGGAATGGCTTCTTCTCCAGGACGGTGGTGCCCGCCCAGGTGATGACAGCGCCGTCCGGTGCGATCCTGCTTCCCGGCCTAATCCACAACTGGTGAACGCTGACGGTTTCTGCTGATGGACGGTCCTCCCGAGCCTTGTCGGTCAGGGCGTACACCTCATCGACCAGCGTTGTGCCGGGCAGGTCAGTCGGCGGGACGACGCCGTACTTCTCAAAGCATCCTTCCTTCGTGAGCGACACCGTACGGATGGCCCAGCGGGCCGCCTCCATACGGGTGGCATTCGGGTCGACCGACAACTCAAAGGCCGGTACGATCTCGACGCACACCTCGCCCATGTTGACTTCCTGAGCCTCGTCCTCCTCGCCACCCTCCAGGCTGGCAACCTCGCCAACCACGGAGCCAGCGCTGGCGTCCCAATACACGTGGATGAAGGACCAGCCCATGGTGACGACCCAGAAGTACAACTCGACCATGAGCACGTCCCAGCCCACACGGTCCATCTCGTGGTCCAGGATGCGGCTGCCAACGTCGGCAGCGCCTACGTCCTCCTCGTCATCGCTGACGGGGCGGCACTCGGCGTCGGGCTGCTCCTTCAGCAGACGTGCGATCGTGCGCTCAACGATGCCACCGATCTTGTTGATCGTGACACGGATGGGGGCGTTCGGGTCGTTCGGCCGCCACTGCGGGCGCCGGAACTGGCGGCGGTCACGGTCCCAGACGATCCACTGGTGTCCGAGCAGGTACGCCAGGTTCATCTTCATCTGGAGGTCGGGCATGTGCTTGGCGCCCTGCGTGCGATGGGCCTCCAACCAGGCGATGAGCTTGCCGGGGTCGCTGCCGTCGGGCAGCACGAACTTGTCGGGCGCAGAGCGCTCGCTCGCCATGAGATCCCTGAGGCGGTCCTTGATCCCAGCCATCAGCGTGCCACTTCGTCAAGTGCCGAGTCCACGTCGTAGTCGGGGAACACGATGAGACCGTCGGGCGAGGAGAGGTACTTGATCTCAGGTTCAGCAGCGGGGGCGGGGCCGAGCGTGGGGTAGTACGGCTGGTTCTGAGAGTTGGCCTGGACCTGAGTGATCAGGCCGAGGATGACGTGGTCCTTCTCGGCAAGCTGGGCAGCGTGCTGGGCGTTGGTCTGTATAACAGACCTCTGCTGAAAGCCGAGGCTCGTTATACAGACGACCGCCACGATGATGAGGGCGAAGATCATGCGTCGACCTTCGTAGCCTTGGCGGCCCGAACGGCCTCCATCTTGCGGTGGTTGTGCTGGTCCTTGATGAGGGCTGAGATCGTGGTCTCACGGTCCTCAGCCAGGGCGTCCAACTCTGCGATCTTCGCCTTCAGCGAGTCGATCTCGCCCTGGCGGCTGTTGTCCACGTCGAACCCGAGGAAGACGGCCATCTCACGCACGCAGTTGCGGCAGAGGAAGAGCACGCCCTCGTAGTCGATCTGGACCTCAGTGTCAACCCCGTCGTGTGGGTTGAGGCACACGTAGCAGGACTGACGTGCGTGGTAGTAGTCGGCGTTGCCACTCTGCATGGTTCCAGTGTGCCAGAGCTACCAGTCGTACGGGACGCCGGTCACCGGGTCGATCTGCCAGGTCTTCTTCAGGCCGCCCTCAGCCCGGTCCATGTCCCGGCCCATCCTGGCCCACATCGCCTTCTCACTCATGTCCTGAACCCCCTGGCGGGAGGCCAGCGTCGGCGCCGGGCCGGGCAGGGCGGTCGCCGGGAGATCCTCGCACATGGCACAGGCGTACATGAGGGAGTCGGCACGGTCAGGGGAGTCCATGTTCCGCTTCTTCATCTCCTCCTTGCGCTCGACCTTGATCTCGCCGGTGTTCGTGAGGGAGTAGCGGATAGCCGTCAACTGAGTCTCCAGCTTCGGGTCGGTGAACCTGAGGCTCAGTTCCCCGGCCTCCAGGCGGCGCCGGAGCGCCCACCACCACATGGACCGTACGTTGCGGAACCTGGCTTCACCCACACCGAGGCCGCCCCGGAAGGGCATGACCTGACCGCCCCAGCGGACCATGGCACGGCGAATGTGGTCGGCCTCACCAACCACACCGGCCCCGACACCGTCGGCGTCGTAGATGACGTAGTGGGGTTCAACCTCTGCAACGGACTGGAGCACCGGACCCTGGAAGAAGTTGTCCATCCGCATGGACGGGTAGATCCGCTGCCAGACGATCTCGTTCCCATCCCTGTAGGTTATGACGTTCTCGTTGGTGCCGTAGGTCGCCAGGTCGACGCCGAGCGCACGCACGCCCTCGTAGCCCTGCACCTCGTGGGCCGCCTTGACCCAGGGCAGCATGATGAGGGCATCGTCGGCCGCCTCCCAGAAACGGCCTTCGACCGAGGTCTCCCACTCAAAGGTGCCCGGCCCCATGCCCTGAATCTCAAGTTCCTGGAGGAACCTGGGGGTGATGAGGTTGGCCCCCTCGGGCATGTCCTCGCCGGTCCACGCCGGGGTGTCGTACGCCCGGATGCGGATGTTCTCGACGCCCGGAGCGATGCTCTTGTGGTAGGCGAACGTGTCGCTCGTGGTGGGGTTGAAGATCAGGAGGAGGCGGGAGTCACCTGAGGACAGGAGCCGGGTGATGGCCAGTGAGGAGTCCTCCCCGATTGCCGTGGCCTCGTCACCGATGATGAGCTTGTGGGCGGCGTGGTGGCCCTGGAGGCCTTCCGGCTTCTCGACCGACTGGCCGATGATGAACCAGTTCGGGCCGCCCTCCAGCTTCAGGTCGCCGGGCAGGAGCCGCCCGTCGAAGCCGACCCGCTCGACGTACTCGGGGTACGCCGTGCGGATCCCACCCCACAGGTTGAGGGCCAGGTGGTCGTACTTGCTGGAGATCGTGATGATCTTGCTGCCGCCGCACGGCCCCTTGCAGATGGCGCAGGGCGTGCCGGGCTTGAACGTGTCGAAGAAGCTGAGTGCGAGTCGGGCCGCCAGGTGGGTCTTGCCCGAGGCGTTGCAGGACGGGACCGTGACCTGAGCACGTGGGACACTGATCGCAGCAGCAATCTTGCGCTGGATGGTCCAGAGCCGCTTGCCCGAGGCGATCTCGATGTGGGCACCCAGATCAGCCTGGCCCAGCATCCGCAGCCGGTCACGCTCTGAGGTTGTCCGCATCCCTCCAGGATGCCAGGGCTACGGCGTGTTCAGGGTGCCGCTGATCTCGATGCTGACCACCGAGGTGATCGAGGCGAAGGCCTGGAGGACGGTCGACGCCGGGACCTCCCAGATGCCGTACAGGTCGAGTATGTCGTTGGCGGCGACGCTCTTACCGGACACGAGGCGGTTGGTCGCCGAGTCGGCGCCGATGGACACGTTGACCGTGCGGGCCGAGGAGTCGGTGTTGCTGATGTGGATGTGGCGGATGATCCACTTACCGCCGAGGCCAGCGGCCCCCAGCGCAGGGCTGGTGCCGACTGTGGCCGCAACGGCAGTCAGGAGGGTGGGCTGGACGAAGGTCGCATCTGCACGGGGCATGGCTCCAGCTTACTAGAAGGTGGTCATCTCAGCCCAGGCTACTTCGACTAGCAGGTCGGCGGTTCCAGCAGCGCCGAACACCGTGGTCGGGCCACGGACGATGAAGCCTTCGTTCTGCGCCAGCACGAGCGGGTGGTCGTTGCCGTCGGTGGCATCGAATGCGGTCTGGAACAGGGAGGCGTTCCCCGGCGGAATCGTGGTGATGGTGCTCACGGTCTGGAGGGTGAGCAGCGAGTTTGCGTTGAGTGTGCGGGTTCCGACGGTGAGGCCAGCGGCGACGGCCGATGCACGGATGTCGGTCACGAGCGTGGTGCCCATGTTCTGGCGCTTCTTGGCGTTGTTGCCTGTTATTGCGATGGCTGTACCAGCCGAGTCCGACGCCGTGAACGAGCCGCCGAGTGCGGCGAACACCTCATAGCGGGGGAAGATCGTGGCCGTGGCGATGGCCGTCTGGAGCACCGACAGCTTGATGTACTGGATGACGGCCACGGATGTGGCGGAAGCCCAACGGAAGGAGAACAGCGTGCCGTTGGCTGCCTGCGTGACCACGAGCGGAATGAGGATGGATTCCCGGTACTGGCCGAGGGCACCATGGTCCATCGGCCGCACCGAGACACGGGCAGCCTTGTAGAGGTTGTCCACAGCCAGGATCTGGGTCGGCGTCGTGCCATCAACGATCAGTGCCATGGGGTCGAGTTTACCCGACCATGTAGCTGATCGGCAGGGTGCCGTACAGCGGGCCGGTCTTGTAGTCGGCCTTCACGGTGAGAGTGATCACGGCGGCAGCGCTGACGTAGGCCGATACGAACGCCTGATCCATCTCGGCCTCATCGGCCATGTGGTCGGTCGTGGCCTCGCTGCCACGGCTAGCGATGACGTGCATCAACGTGGTGGCGCCCACCGATGCGATGTTGAACGTCTGCTCCCACCGCACTCCAGTGAAGGTGACCGACGTGGTGGAGATCGTGCCACCACCACCACCACCGGCAGCACCTGTGGCCCCCATCTGGCCAGGAGGACCGGGCGAGCCTTCTTCGCCATCCTCCCCATCACGGCCCGGCGCCCCCTGCGGGCCAGTCAGACCGATCGGACCCTGTGGCCCAGGCGGGCCGGGGAAGCCGTCGATGCCGTCCTCGCCGTCGATGGCCGGATGACGCCCGTCGGCGCCGGTCAGCCCCTGTGGACCGGTAGGCCCAGGCGGGCCGGGGAAGCCGTCGATGCCGTCCTCGCCGTCGATTGCTACGTTGTACGGACCCTGCGGCCCGGTGAGTCCAGTCGGTCCCGTAGGCCCAGGCGGGCCGGGAAAACCGTCGATGCCGTCCTCGCCGTCGATGGCTGCGGCGACGGCGCCAGCCTGGCCAGCGGCACCCTGAGCACCGACCGTACCGGCCGCACCGGGTGCCCCAGGGAGTCCGGGCATGCCATCAAGGCCGTCTTCCCCGTCGAGGCCTGGCATACCCTGCCGCCCGGCGCTCGCTGCCAGTGCAGCGGTGACGTAAGTGTCGCTGACCTCCGTGAGAATCCGGTTGTTGGCACCGGCGTTGACCGACACGCCCGCACCCGTGAAGCCGGTGTTCGTGCCAGTCAGGATGAGGATGTTCCGAGTGCTGGCCACGTCGATGTTGTAGGCGATCGACCCAGGTGCTCCACCCGTGTACGACCCGAGGATGAGCGAGTCATTGCAGGCAACCAGGCCCAGGATCCCGGCTGCCGCACCGGAACCTGACCCCATGATCAGGTCGGCCTGCACGTCGAAGCCACGCAGTGTCACCCGGTCGGTGATCGTCGTACCGATGTGGGCCTTGACCTGGCCGGGGCCGGTGAAGTCGAGGACGGGGGCGGCCCCAGCGCCACCGATCTTGCCGATGTTGAAGTTGCGGACGTTGTTGTTCGTGTTCCCGCTGACGACGAGGCTCTGGCAGGACTGAGCGTCGAGGAACGTGTCGCCGGAGAGGGCGGCCACAGTGATGGCCTTCATCGTCCCGTTGAGCCGGAAGGACGAGGCGCTCGTCGTGGTCAGAGCGAGGGTCGACGGGACTGGCGAAGACACAGAGCCGGTGTACGTCGTGCTGTCATCCATGGTCACGTCGAAGTGGAATGACCCGGAGATCAACTGAAGCTGGCTACCGCTCCAGTTGGCACCGGCCCAGAAGCCGGTCCAGATCAGCGACGGCCCGTTGATCTGGATGTTCACACCGACCTTGCCGATGGCCCACCCGCAGTTGATGAGGTAGTTCATCACGCTGGACAGGCCGACTGGCGTGATGGCGTAGAACCCGGTGTCGACGGCGTGAACCTTGGACGAACCGATGGCACTGCACGAGACCACCTGGTCCTGGGAACCCTCGCCAGAAATCTTGCATGTGTGGAGGTGTAGGTCGACGTTGGTGCCGAAGAACGAACCGAGCACCGACACAGCCAGGTTGACGACGGTGATACCGATCAACGTGATCGGCGTGCTGGCGACGGCGGCATTGCACTGTGCCTGGAGATTCCAGGTCGGGTAGTCGTTGATCGGCGTCGCCTGGACCGGCGG